CTCTCAAATCCTTGCAGATTTCCAAGCGACAATCCGACAGTTTGGAACGGACTTGGCAACACCTATCACTTGTAACAATGATGGTAACGGAGTGTTTAACTGCACTGGCGGCTAGTTACATTAAAAGTGTGATAAATAAGGGGGGTAATGCCCCCTTTTTTTATGGAGTAAAATTATGAAACCAGTTGTAGCAAAACCTAATCCCAAAGAGGAACAGGAAAAACTCGCTATTATATCTGAAAAAATTGAAAAGGCCTTTTTGAAAGACCAAGAAGAATTTGACACAGATGATACAGAAGACATCATTGAGTCTTTATCAGAAGCATTGTCAATAGATTATGTTGAAAAGTGGAAGGTATACGCAAGGATGAAACTTGCACAGAGAAACTTTGAAAAATCTGAGATGATGCGTAAGAGTTTGATACAAAAACTCATACATGTTCAAGGCAATCTGGATGTTACGTTGAAGGCTCTGGAAGATAAGAAGATTGCACTTGACTTTGAGATTGAAGACAAGATGAAACTGAAAGAAGAAATCAAGTCATTGAAAGCCGAAGTGAAGTCGCTGCAAAAACCTAAAACAGTTTCAAAGCGTTTGGCCCCCGAAAAAAAGTCCGTGGCCAAAAACGCCTGAGAGGTTTTTTATAAATACTACTAACACAAAACGGTTTTTAATTAATGTTTGGTTTCGCGTCATATTTAAATGAAGATGCACAAGGTAAGAATCTGCATCTGGAACACCTAGAGGACGAAATACTCAATTTCGGAATCGGTGGTGCTCGTGGCGCAATCAATTTTTTGCAAGCGTTACGAGACATGCTTGCTGGCAATTCCCGATCTTCAATCAACATGACAGTAAAGTGGGATGGCGCACCTGCCATATTTGCGGGCGTCGATCCGTCTGATGGTAAGTTCTTTGTCGCGAAGAAGTCAGTATTCAACAAGACTCCATTGCTATATAAGACGAAGAAAGAAATTCAAGATGACTCAAAATTACCACAGGCTCTAAAGTATCCATTCACTGTCGCGCTGGAAGAATTTAGTAAATTAGGTATAAAAGGTGTTCTACAGGGTGACTTAATGTTCACTGCCGGTTCTCTTGAAACGGAGAAAATAGATGGACAAAATTACACTACCTTCCAACCGAACACTATTGTATATGCGGTTCCTAGATACTCTGATCTTGATAATCAAATCCGTTCTGCAAAAATTGGCATCGTGTGGCATACCACCTATACGGGTTCAAGTCTTGAAAAGATGTCTGCATCGTTTGGTGCCAACATTAGCGGACTTAGAAAAAATAAAAATGTTTGGATGGATGACGCGACATATAGAGACGAATCTGGCACTGCTACTTTTACAAAGGCTGAAACCGCTCAGGTGACCTCATACCTGTCCACTGCGGGTAGAGTTTTTCAAAGGATAGGCAAATCAGAGTTAGACTCAATGTTGAGGTTGCAGGAAAGTCTCGCAAACAACAGTAAGACTTCCGGTGCTACACTCAAGACCTACAATAACTCAAAGGTGAGAGTAGGAGAAAAGATTACCAATCCTCGCAGTCACGCGGCCGGATATGAAAAATGGGTGTCAGATAAATTTGATGCCGCAATAGGTAAATTAAAATCAGAGAAGGCAATCAAAGAAACCGAGAGAAGAAAGAATGAAACTCTCAGGGAAATTAAAAGATACCGCAATCTGTTGATCAACGTAATTACCTTTCAGAACGCACTGGTAGATGCGAAGATGATTATTGTGAGGAAACTAAATTCCATCAAACAGTTGATGGATACTTTTGTTCGTACCAAACAGGGATTCAAGGTTGTCAATCCAGAAGGATACGTTGCTATTGATAGGGTTGGTGGAAACGCAGTCAAACTAGTAGACAGGATGGAGTTCAGTTACAACAACTTCACCGCAATCAAGGCATGGGACAGATGAGTAAAGAAAAACATATGGTATTCGCTTTCGGTAGGATGAATCCACCCACTGCTGGCCACAGTAAATTGGTGGACAAGGTTCATTCTGAAGCAAAGAAGAGGGGCGCAGATCACAGAGTCATCGTGAGTCATTCTCAGGATAAACATAAGAATCCTCTCACTTCTGATCAGAAAATCCGATATCTCAAACACGTTCATCCACAGGGTAAGTTTGAAGGTTCTTCCTCATCTCACCCTCATGTGTTCGCACATCTATCAAAGATGCACAAAGAGGGACACACTCATGTGACTATGGTTGCTGGTTCTGATCGTGTAAACGAATTTCATAAAACAATCAATAAGTACAACGGAAAGAAGGGCCCACACGGATACTACAAATTCAAAAGTTTGAAAGTGGTTTCTGCTGGTGCTCGCGATCCAGACGCAACTGGTGTCGCTGGTATCAGTGGCACTAAGATGCGGGCTCACGCATCTAACAATGACTTGAAATCGTTCAAGTCGGGTCTTCATCATAAAACATCACACGGAGAAGCAAAGAAACTTTTCCATGCAACAAGAAAGGGGATGGGGTTGAAAGAAGGTCAGGTAAGATTGTCTTTCGCCGCGTTTTTAAAGGAATCATCATGAATAGAGAAGAAGTATACGAGCAACTAAAAATAGACGAGGGGGTAGTCTATGCAATCTACAACGATCACCTCGGGTATCCCACATTCGGGGTCGGTCATCTTATCAAAGAAGGTGACGAGGAATTCGGAAAACCTGTTGGAACTCCAGTTAGTGAAGAAAGAGTCAGGGCGTGTTTTGAGGCAGACCTTGACACTGCCGAACGAGAGTGTGAGCATCTATACGGGGAACGGGAGTTTGGAAGTTTACCAGAACAAGTCCAGCAAATCTTGGTTAATATGATGTTCAATATGGGGAGACCCAGATTGAGTCAGTTTAAGAAAATGAACGCGGCAATAGCTGATGGGGATTGGAAAGTTGCTGCTATGGAAGGTCGGGACTCTAGGTGGTACAAACAGGTTACCAATAGGGCGGAAAGGTTAATGTCACGTTTGGAGAATATTGATGAATAAAACCATTGGGGTTGTACTTTCGTTATTCATACTCACATCATGTTCAGTCGCAAATTTGATTCCAAATAAATTTGACAATGCTGAGTACAGTGCTTTGGTTAGGTTGGGTGTTGTGGCCGAAAATACCAAGGACTGCGATGTTGACTATATAAATGTAGCATGGTTTGAATCTGCGTTTCTTGATAAGTATGCGGAACATACCATGAACGAAACAAATCAGAGAATCTACGCAAAAATTAATGAACTGGTAGAAGAACTGAAGAACAGGGAAGACCCCTCTCCCGCATATTGCAGGATCAAGTGGGGTAATATCTCAAGTATAGTTGAAGAAGCATTGGAAGTTTCTGGGAGTAGAATGAAATGATAAGTGAAGAAGATGTAATTTCTCACTACGCACAAAAAGTAGAAGAACTCAATAATCTTTTGGACGGTGGAATGATCAGTCAGGCAGAGTACGAAGAACTAGTCCAAGATTTTACAGATGTCGAAGCGATCAGGGAAGACATCAACGAAGAATCTATGAAGATTATTGCTGCAAAAGTTGTTGACGCGATATCTAAATTGATAAGGGTATTTTGATGTGTTCTTTCATGACACCGAAAAGTTTCTTGTAGTATGTAATCTTAGATGTGGTCATACTAGTATGTCACATCGTTTTGGGATGAAAGCTCATACTCTACCGGAAAATCATCCAGACTTATCACCGGAGAATTGGTTAGACAAATTTAAGAACTCTAAGGCAAAGACTAAGGTCATTGTGATTAGAAATCCTTGGGATAGACTGCAATCAGCCATCAATATTTGCTCTATTGCAAAAAAGGATTCTGGAATGGCGTTTGGTGAAAAATTCGTTAGAAGTCATTCTAATCTATACCTAACTGAATTAAGCGACTCGGGATTTGAGGATTATTATATCATAGATTTTTATAAGTTCTCTGATTATGTTCCATATCGCGGTCACCTCACCGTATCAACTAACGCAAATTATTCCGGTGCCAAAGAAAGACTATTTGATTCTGAGGGCAATTATTTGCAAAATACCAGATATAGTCGTTATTGGCCAATCGAAGAGTTGCATAAAGAAGATAAAGCATATAATAAAATAATGAAAAGACAACCAAAACTACCCGTTACTCTTTTTCAAACTTTTTATAAATAGGTTTATGGATACGAAACTGACAGACCTTTTCCCTCTTGAAGAGGGTGTAAATGACCCTGCAATCTTCAAGGCAGTTTTTCTCGCCGGCGGGCCTGGTTCTGGTAAATCCTTCATTGTCGGTAAAACCGCCCTCACCTCTTTTGGTCTAAAAGTAGTCAATTCAGATGACGCATTTGAAAACGCACTGAAAAAGGCTGGA